ATTTCAGAGGAGTCTGCTGTACCAGCCCAACTCGCTAAGTTATTCCAAATGCTTGACAAGTCTTGGGTTGAGCAAAACTTTGCATTGTTCGTAAGCCACATTGACATTTGTTGATGCCTCAATGATGGGTCATGCACACGAAAAGCAATATTGTAAAACTCTCGCACACTACATAGGTCTTTAGCCGCAGAGTGAAGTGCAAGAACAAGAACAAGTGCTGCTATCCATCTCACGACAAAGCCCAAACGATGATGTAAAAACACCAAACGACAGTTAAACAAAAAAGGACTGCGCTAGTTACAGCAACAGCCCAATCTTTCATTTCATCATCGCAAAGATAATCCCACCCATCCCTGTAAGCATGACCCCAGAGGCTGCCATGATGACGTTCTCTAGCCTTTTGATTCGGGCGCACAGCATCTCATATCTGAGTGTGCAGACCTGTTCATGGCTGTTTAGCCTAGATTGAGTTTCATCCATTTTCAGCTTCTTTTGGCACTTGCGCTTCAGCCTGTTCTTTAATCTTTACGATAAGAGGCCAGCATCCGCTAGACGATGGGAGGTTTCCCAAGGTCTGCAATACAAAGTTAATCTCGTTAACGTCTAACTCTAATTTCATGCTTGACCCCAAGGTGTGCCAGTAGCAGTTACAGGGTTCTTTTGCAAAGCAATGTTAGCCGCCAGAGCATCTTCTGTGGCTTGTTTATCAACAGATTCCCAAACCCAATTTAAAACCTCTGCTTCAGTAACTGAGGCATAAGGTATCGTTGGTGTTCCTGCTTGCCAAGATGCTGTGGAGTAGATAGAAGCCGTGTAGTCTCCATCCACCGCAGTTGCAGTCCAGTGGGCACAATTTATAAAACCATCTGCTGTCAGATAGTCGGTCTGAGTTATCTTCCAAGTAATCATGGCGTTGTGCTTTCTTGAGCCGCTTGATAAGCCGCAATAACTTCAGGCTTACCCAGTTTTTTAACTACTTTATAACCTGCGTGTTTCCACCCAGTTCGTAAAGTGCTATGCAAATTTTCTTTGCATAAATTATGTTCTTTGCAAAAATTACTCATGTTATGTACCTTTATTATTTGATTGTCAGGAGTTTGTACTAACCAATCAAGAGCCTTAGATTTATTTAATATTTCTCTTCTACGATTTTTAGTTTGCTCAGATTGCGTTGACCACTTCACATTGCTTGCACAATAGTGACCATCATTGTCAATTCTGTCTAAAGAGTGCTTCTCTGGTCTTTTGCCAAGCACAGAATAAAACTCTTCATAATCTTTAAACAAAAACTTTATTCCTCGTCCACCATATAGTGGATATTGAACTCGTGATGGCTGTTCACATCTACGACGAGCATCAACAAACGCCATATATTCTGGCGTCATTCTACGATTTATGCTTTTAGGTATTTGCATTTTGCAACTGTGCTTGTTGATATGCTTCGATAACCGCTTCTGTCCAAACTGTATTGCAGATTGCAACAACATTAGCGGGAACGCCTGTCAGGTCTTGTGCGGGTGTGAGGCTTGAACGATGGTAGGTTTGGCTTAGTTGTTTGCCATCTTCCATGATGCGAGTTGCTTCACGATATAGAACGATGCCGTTCTCTTGAACAGTAATCTGGTCTACGGCTGTGGTTTTAGTTAAAGACATTTTGATTTCCTTTGGTTAAGTGTCCGTCTGCATCATCCGAGGCAGATAAGTTAAACTGTATAGTGCATAGTTAATGCTACGATTAAATCATTTGTACAATTCGTATTTGTTACTGTTGATTGAGTGCCAGTTCCAACAAAAGTAAAACTACTAATTACTGTGCTGTTACCCGGGGCGGCAGAAGTAATGTCTCCACTAACGCCTGTTAAAAAAGCTATTTGATTTGCGGCGACATATCTCATAAATGCAATGTTTTCAGTCGCAAAAGGTAATCCTTCTATGTTAAGGTCGCCAGTTGAACTTCCTTTATTAGATAGTTCAACATTGATACTAATGTAAACACGATTTCCTATTTTTGTATATCTTCCATGTCGCCTATCAGTTTGATAAGTAAGTCCTACTGCATTGCCAGAAAAAGTAACAGTCGGAGTAAAAGTCCCCTCCTCATAGTCATCCAACGTATTAGCGTTTGATGATGCTGATTGAGTTGCGGGGAATGTGATGCCAGCACCGCTTGTTGTAGGTACTGCATTGCCAACAGAGATTGAGGTTGTGGCTTTAATTGTTCCATTTGAATACAGTTGCAAATCTCTTGCTTCAAATTGCTGAGTTCCACTTGTATCAAAAAACAATCCAGAGGGTGCGCTTAAAGTCATGCCACCCGAACCCGCCAAAAGTTTTACAGATACGCTACCTTCAGAAACAACATCTAATTTTCCAGCAGAGGTTTGAACTGCAAATTTTGAATTGGTAGCAAATGTTGAAGTGCCAATACCTACATTGCCTGCCGCTGTCAGAGTCATCGCATCAGTGTAAGAGATAGCGTTTCCTGCTGTGCCTAATGCGCCAATTGAAAATGTCGTTATGCCGTTATCCATCGTAATAAGGCTAACGGGGTTAGTTGTGGTGTTTGTATGCGTTCCATCTAAATTAAAGTTAGTGCCAAGGCGCATCCTGTAATCACTACTAGCAGACCTAGTTGCAATTGTTCCACCTGTGCCAACCGCAATACCATTTTGAAAACCAGACGCAACGGGAACTGCACCACCTGCAACAGCTAAATTACCCGTAAAAGAACCTGTTGCTGTTGTTGCAAATGCAGTTCCGTTAAAAGTAAGCGCAGAGCCAGTAGCCAATGCACTTGAACTAGATGCGTAAACCACACCGCCTGATGTGAATGATGTTAGGTTTGTACCGCCATTGGCGGTTGGTAAAGTTCCTGTCACTCCAGTTGTCAGGGGCAAACCAGTTAAGTTTGTAGCAGTACCGCTAGATGGAGTTCCAAGCACACCACCATTGACCAAAGGTGCGCCAGAAGAGCCTACATTGACCGCTAGAGCCGTTGCAATGCCAGTACCTAGACCTGATACACCTGTAGCGATAGGAAGACCTGTAGCGTTCGTTAAGGTTGCGCTAGTAGGAGTGCCTAGAATCGGTGTCACCAAGGTAGGAGAGGTAGCCAGTACATTGCTACCAGTACCTGTATTGGTCACAGAGACTATGTTCTTACTAGCATCCAATGCCAATGCTGTAGAGGCAGTTAAACCAGATAGCGTAGCAGTACCAGATGCTGATAGAGTGGTAAATGCACCAGCAGCAGCCGTAGATGTACCGATAGGCCCGTTAAACGAGTCGCCAACAGCACCTGTCTGAAAGTCCTTCAGTTGAGCCATTAACTCACGGATAGCATCGTTAATACCAGAGGGCGCACATCCTTCTGCAATGTTAATCGAATCTATGTCTGTGTTATTAGCAGGGGTTGCGCTAAATTCCGAGATTTTTGTACGTGCCATTATTTATTCCTCAATGAAAGACCATTTATGACCATATGCAACAGACTGTTTTTTTATAGCAAGTCTAATATTGCTTCTAGCCTTTGAATTTATGGCTACATCTCTAGCAGCTTCTGATAAAGAACCATAAATAACATCATTAGTTAAGCATTTTACTTTTTTACCACGCAAATAACCAATTTTTAAATGCGTTTCAGACATCTTTTTAAGAGAGTCTTCGTTATGCTTTTTTCCATACATATGATGGTTTTCGCCACGCCTTGAAGATGAAGTTTCAGCAAGCCGTAACTTTGTCTTTTCAGAATGTTTCTTTCCATACATAGGCGCAAATTCACCCTTTCGCTGCTTTGGATATGAAGCTGAAAATCCAACTCCACCATCAGCCATATTCATACACAAGTTAGGCCAACATTCTTTTGCAGCAACAATGATTTCATACTCTTGTCTGTATGCTTCTTCTTCAGTTTGGCAAGATTTAACTACTCTAGTAAAAAGTTTCCTTTTTGCTTGCTTTGCTCTTAACACCCATACACCAGAACCACAATAATTGTCATTTAAATTTGCGGTGCTATGCTTACCAATATAGAATTTTCCATTTTCTATATTTGTAGTGACATAGACTAAGTGGTGCATATCAGTCCTTAGTCGGGGTTAGCCATTCCAGTTAAATCTATTTTCGTTGGTTTTTCAGCTTGATAAAGCAAATTGAACATTGTTGGATAGTCTATGTTTGGCATCCTGTTCTGTACGTCAAGCAAACCTTTAGCGACACGACCTGCACCAAAAGCAGCCTCACCCATCAAACGAGGAGATGAAGTAGCCAATGAAGCACCTGCAAGTGGTAAACCACCAACACCTTGCGCTAAAAACGCAGTAGGAATAGATGTAGCCCTTTGCAAGCCTCTTGGAGTCCACTCAGAAAGTGCTTGACCTGCCAATGCTGGCATCATTTGTCTGCCACCAGCTTGCTCAAGTTCTCTAGCAAGATTTAAGCGTTGACCATAGTTTGTATTAACATTGTTACGCATCAAAGACTGCAACTTACGCATTGCTGTATCTGCTGATGCTTTATTGTTAAGAGACAAAGCCTTTTCAATCTCACGAATCGTATCTGTTGCATCAGAATACGACTTCATTGTTTTTGAATAAGTTGGTGCTTGCTTAACAATCTCAGACTTAATTCCGTTATAAACTTCATTGACTGAATTTAAAGCAGTCTTTTGCTCATAAGGAATCTTCTCAAGAATATCGCCAATCTGCTGTTTCAAAGCATCTAAGCCTTCTGGCGTATGAAACTGAGCAGGGTCTAGCTTTCTCCAAGCATCTACTTTAGCTTGTGCTTCTGACAATCTTTCAAAAGCAACTTCATTCTTAACTTGACCTTTAAAAGTAATCTTGTTTAAGGCTTGCTTGACAGCGTTATCTACACCAGTAAGCGAAAGAATAGTTTTATCGCCCTTAATGTTCTTCATGCCCTCACGATAAATGCGCTGTCTTTCAATAGCCATTTCAGCTAGATTTTGTTTGGCAGCATCAAGAACTTCTAATTGTGGAACTTCACCACGCAAGTTAGCCTTAAACAATTCAGACATTTCACCGCCAGTTTTGCCAGCTTGGTAAGCCTGACCAATAGCCTCTGAGCCTACGCCAGTTTGCAATCCAAGACCAGCCTTAGTAGCACCACCTAAAACATCAAGTGTTTTTCCAGTAGTACGAGCAGCTAACATCAATGGGTCAACAGCACGAGCAGCAGTAGCCAATGCAGGTGCTGCCCTAGTAGGCAACATAGCACCGCCTGTAAGGACAGTAGATAGGTCTGCCATAACACCAGCAGGGTCAGTAGCCAAGGCACGTTTAGCACCTTCTACGCTACCATAACGCTCTACATAGTGCTGACCAACTTTAGAAGCTAAGTCACGACTTGCTTTGTCTTCGCCAACTGCTTGCACAAGTCTCTCTGGTAATGCGTTTTGCAAGATGCCAGCACCAAGGTCTAAAACAGCCTTAGTTGTTTGAACAGGGCTAGATACCGCTTGATATATATCACCAAGCATTGAGCCAACAGAACTAGGAAAGTTCTTTACAGCACTAACTGCCACATCAGCAGCAGACATTTGTGGTTGAGAAGAAGCCATAGGCTTTTCGGTAGGCTTTTGACCTGCACGAATTCTCTCAACCATTGCCTTTAATTCTGGTGCATCTGGTGCAACATCATCAGGAATATCTGGAATCGTAATTCCGTCTTTTGTAGTAATGGAATATGGCATATTAGTAGTTCACATTAACATTTCTACTTGTATCACCAAATAAAGGTGCTACACCCTGAGACTTTCTGCGCTGGTCAATAAGTTTGATTGTATTTTCCTGTGCAGTAACAATTGATTCATTAAATTTCTTCAATGCTTCCAATGTTGCTTTAGTGTCGTTCTTACCAGATGCAGCAATCAAAGCATCAGCAAAACGCAATACATCCTTATCTGTCTGTACGCCTTTTTCTGCACTAACTTTTAAGTTAACTGCGTTTTTAACTGATGACTGTAAGTCTGAATAAGCACGACTTGCTTCAGTTGAATCACCAGTTAAGTTAGCTGCTTGATAGCGTAAGTTCTGAACAGGGCCAAGCACCAACATTGGTTTCTTAGTAACAGGGTCTGGAGTCAATGCTTTAATTGGAGAGAACAACTCTTTCTGTGTAGCCTTATAGCTATTGATAGCTTGCAAATCTTCATCTTCAGACTTCTGTAAAGTCGCTGGCAAAGGTTTATTTTTGGCTGCATCAAGTTTTTGCTCTGCAAGCATACGATTGAGTTGTTGATTACCAAGTGCAATTTGTTGTGATATTGCTTGAGCAGCAGCACTTTGTGCAAGACCTTGCTCTTTAAACGCATTGAGTTGTTTTTCTTGCATCTCAACTCGTGATTGAACTTGCTGGAAGTCAGCTTGTTTTTGTATCATTTGACCAACTTGTGCTACACGAGTATCAACAACAGCAGGGTCTAAATTCTGCCAAGTTTTTGAATACTGCTGAACAATTGGTTTAAGACTAGCTGGCAAATTAGGGTCTGCCAAATAAATAGCAAATGGGTTATCTTCTTGTTGACTAGCACCAATAAACCCTGCCTTACGCAAGTCAGGAACAAGTTTAGCCATACTAGCTAAAGATGTTAGTGGGTCAGGAGACAACATTGCCAATGCTTGTAGCTTGTTTGTGTCAACAGAACGTGTAGTCTGAGCAGGTCTTACAGCCATATTAGGAATTGGATAACCTAAGTCATCAACAGCAGGGTACTGACTTGGCACACCATCATAAGTAACTTGTTCTGGCGTAGTTGTAGTGGTAAAGATTTGTGGTGCAAGTAAACGAACTTGTTTTTCTTGCTCACGCTTTGCTTCATCTTCTTTACGCTTACGCAATAATTCTTGCAATTGAAAGTTCTGCATCTGGCTTTGCATAGCCTCATTCATACCGCCCTTGTAGGCTCTCTGACCGAGTTGCAAACCTTCAGCAATAGATTGACCAGTATTCCCACCTTGGAATAAACGCCCTGCTAGGGCATACAAGGCTTGTGCTTGTGCATCGTCACGATTGCTTTGAATGTCAGCAGGTGACATACCAAGCAGACCCATTGTGCTTGAGCCACCTGTGCCAAAAATGTCTAATAGTCCAGCCATATTTAATCCCACCAGTTAGTGCCAA